CCGTGCGTCTCTACATTAATGTTTTACCTTCTCGTTCTCAATATCGCCCTGTTGCGTTATGGGTTGCAATGGCGTTACGGCTGCAAAATCGGTGGCCAACGGATATGCTCCCGATGGTGCCAACGGAATTACCACGCCCTGCAACGTCTGCAATAGCTCGTTTACTTTTTCTTCCAGCGCGTTTAACTTGCTTACCAACTCGCCCACAATTACTAGTCCGCCATTTTCGCCCCCGTTAAGGGTTATTTCGCCTTCGGCCATCTCCAGTGTGGCATCGCCCGAAGTTAGTTCCACCTTATCTATTTCGCTACACACCAGCACCACGTGGTCGGCTGCCGAAATGCGGCCAACCAGCACCACACTACCTGTAACAGGTGTTACAACCAAACCGGCACTGCCGTTTATATCGGCATTGATCCGCACGTTTTCCAATTTAGCCTCAGCGGGCATGCCAATGGGAACAACTGTGCACGTGCGCCCGCTCACGGCATCCACTGTGGCAGGGAATATATGTTGCCGATTCAGTAATTCGTCTGTTCCGGCCATGACACGTATTATTTTTATCAGATCATTCATAGTTGCATACCCAGTTTTATTTCCTGCCTGTAGCCATTGCGCCCAAATCGGTAGCGTACCGCCTCGGCTATAAATTGCTTATCGTCGCGCTCGGTGCTTTCATCGTCAAATAAATGCACCACATCACCTTTGCGAATGTATGGCTCTCCAAATGCTGTTAACGAACCCTCCATGCGATCGAGACTAAATGTTTTTAATTTTTCCTGTGCAAATGCCTCTAAATCGGCCACCGTTTTGGCCTCGGGGACATAAAAAGTGCGTACCTCGGCATTCTCCACGCTACTGGGCTCTTTGTGTTCCAACGGTGTGTTGTCGGGCAAAATACACTTCGCAATTATTTGTACCGGATTGTCCTCGGCAGTAATGAACTCCAACGAGTCGCTTATGTAGTTTTCGCCTGTTTTGAACTTCACCGTGGCCATGTCGTCGACCATCAACAACGATGGCAACCCGGCATGAAAAATACCGTCGCGAAAAAAGAACCGCAACGGGTAGTTTTGCGATATGTAATCCAATGCCTTAGTAAACGAAACCTCGCTTTCAATCTTCACCTCGCCCAAATTGGCATCAGCCAGTTTTACATCATAATCAGTGATATACTCATTCACAAAATCGCCCAACTTTAACGCCGGGTAAACCTTGGGAGCTACTTTAATTGTTTTTAAAGCGTAAGCCTCGTTTTCACATTCCAATACCACCGGAATACCTGTTTTAACGCGTTTTAAAAAGCCTTTAAAAACAGTTTTCAAACGGTCATCGTAACCCAGCTCGATAGTAATCTCGTCTCCGGCTTTTACAAACTGCGTAATATCTTTACCCTTATGCGCCAATTTTCGGGGCACGATAACTGTTGCCGTGTCGGTAAGTTGGCGTATAGAGGTATCGACAACCACATCGCTCACTGCGGCATACGAAATAGTTTTGCCGGTTTGCGTATTAATGGTTATATTGCAGTTTAAAACGTACATACTATGCGATATTTATTCATCATATTACTGATAGCCTTTTCTGTTGTTGCCTTTGCCCAGTCGAGCATATACAACCCGCACAAACCCGTTAACTGCACCCTGAAAAAAACAGGACCCGAACAGCCGCTCAAAGGTCGTGTGTGGGTAGTAGATAGTGAGTATGATGCCGATTTGCTGGTGCATGTATCCACATGGCCAACCGATTCGGCTTTTGCGGTTAAAATCTTTGACCACCACAGACCAAACCCCGATTGTGGCGAATGGAGCATTGTAAATATGTACGACCAAAGCGGTTGGCCGGCGCACGATTTTAAAATATGCCTAACCGACAAGGAGTACCGGGCTGACATTATTATCTTGCTCGATAAAACTCGGCGCGAAAACCGTCTATTCATGGACAAGTTCAAAATCCATTGGTAGTTATTCAATTTCAAGTTCATAGTTCTCATCGCTTAACAGATCAATCGTAAATGGCATCGTATTCATAAATTTTTGCTCCTGTTGATTAAAGTCAACCGATTTTACAACCACGTTGGCAATGTCAAACGCCATCAGGTATTTATTAGCCACCTTCAACGTTTCAGCCGTTTTCAGTAACTTCACTAAATCCACAAGCATATCGTACGGAAAACCGCTTCGACCAAGCCCAATTAAACTCCCGCGTACATTTATAGCATAATCTTGCGATTGAATAAACTCTTTTACGGACCCGGTTCTTTTCACCAACGGGGTTTCTATAATGTTGTTTGTCTGCTTCACGTTCATCATAACATCATAAAACACCATAGAAACAGCATCGTCCTGTGTGCTTAGCACCATCACGTTTCTTGCTATTTCAAGTGGCGCTGTATCGTAGGGCGAAACTTCGCCATCGATGCTCAAATACTCATCTAACAGGTAAATCTCGGGCAAAGTGCCCAATAAAGCCCCGCTAATTCCACCTTTTACATACTGTATGGCCGTGTTTTTGCCTATCCACTCAGCCATATTACCAAGGTTTACACCAAGCCTCTGTGCTTTATCGGGATTATAATATACAACTACGTTACTCATAGGTTACATTAATTTACATTGTTAACGGCCATTTGCAGGGCATGTGTCATTTTATCCATAAATTCGTGTGCATCGGTAATGGTCTCGCCTTCGCGAAACATGTTGGTGTTTTCGCCAATCAGACTCTCAATGTTTATGTGTATTTGCTTTACACTTGCACCGCCACCGGTGATGTTGCTTTGAGCTATATTTTTTATGCCATCACTAACCGGATTGGGCGGAATAATTGGGTCGGAATTATAATTGTTTTCCTCAAATTGTCCATACGCTGCTCCCGGTTTTTTTTGTATATATTGCTCAACCGATATTCCTTCTTCCTCTGCTTTTACCTTTATTTTACGGTAGTTTTCCAAGGTCAAACCAAGGTTATCGGCTACTTCTTGGTCGTCGCGGGCGGCTCGTTCTTCGGCATCTTTTGCCATCACTCCGTCGTATCCTTCACGATAGGCGGTTGCCATACTTTCCCCAACATCTTTATAAAAGTTCTGAACGCCACTAAACCCTCTTTTCATCTGCGCAAGATCCCCGCTAAATGCTCCTGCTATCATGTCATAAATAGACCCAAACACGCCTTTTGCCATATCATAAACACTGGTAAAAAAGGTTTTAAACGATTCCCAAGTACCCGTTAACGTGGCTTTAAATTTGGCACTGGTATTCCAAAAATAGACACCAACAGCTATTAATCCGGCAATAATTGCAGCAATCCAACCAATAATGGGCACATTCATAATAGCAACCGAAACAGCTCGGAATGCGCCAACGGCTGAAATACTAAAAGCGGTAAATGCCGTAGTGGATATGGCCGCAAAGGTTGCCGACGTTGCACCGCCCGTAATAAGCGACAACACCAGTGCGCCCATCCCTTTTAATGCCTGAAAAATGCCAACCGTAGCAAAGCGAACCAACGATAACGTAGCACGTATCATGTTGCCCCGAAAACCAAGGCTTGCCATGCTTCCGGCAAGCAAATCGGCGTTCATAAACGCCATTTGTAGTCTGAACACTTTGCCCATTTTGCCAAACCATGTTATCGATTTGCCAATACCGCCAATAATGTTTGTAAAAAACTCTTTTTTAAACAGAGCCCCAAACACGGATACAACACCACCCAGTTCTGAAATTATGCGACCTCCCGAAGCTAAGGATTGAATGGCTACGCCCCATTTTCCGGTAAACTCAAAAACATAATCGCCAATACCCTGGAAAGTGTTTTTCATGCGTTGACCAAAGGAATTAGCACTGCTGTTCATTTGTTCAAAAGCCGCATCAATGGTTCCTGCCGAATTTTGGATTAATCCCGATTTCTCTTCAAAAGAAGTAGCCAGTTCTCCCGTTAGTGGCAGTATTGCCCTCATGGCTTCGGCACTGCCAAACAGAGTGCCGTAAACATTTTCTTTTAATTCGCCGGTTCGTTCGGTATAAGCTGTAATATCCTTCTCAAGTTGTTGAACAAATGGCAACATTCCGCCCGCTTTTTTTATACTAATAGCATCGAACGATATCCCCATCTCTTCCGCCAGTTCTGCGGCTTGTGATGTTGGTTTTATGAGCGACGTAAAAACCGCCGACAATTGGGTTGACACCTCGGCAGTATTACCACTTACTCCGGTTAAGGTTGCAAATGTTGCCAACAGTTCATCAATATTTACTCCCAGTGTTGCAGCGTTTCCACTTACTCTTGGTAAAGCAGAGCCAAGTTGCTCGAAACTGGTAACGCCATATTTAGCGGTGTTTTGAATCTTGTCTTGGATGCTAAGTGCCGAATCCCACTCTAATCCGTAGTTCTTAATTAACGTCGATGTAACAGTTACCACATTCCCTAAATCGGCAACGCCACCAACCGATGCTTTTGTCGATTGTTCTAAAAAGTCGAGCCAGTTGTTTTCGGGTACGCCGTTACTAATTACCTGATATAAACCATCGGCCAACAGATCTCGGGCTATGGGCATTTCGCGGGAAAGACCCCGAATCGAGCTTTTCATTTTGTCGAACGCTTCTGCTCCAAGATTTGCCATGGTATTCGCTTTCATCATCGACTCCTCAAAGGTTTTACTAGGCCCCGTAATGCTTTCTATGGCGCTGCCTAATCCATTGAATACCTCTTTTACTTGATTAAAGCCAAACGATGCTTTTGCCATTTTTTCAAAGGCACTATTACTGGTTTTAACACTACTTGTAACGGTATCAACGGCATCCGATACTCCGTTAACATTTACTTTTATATCGCGCAAGGCTCCTTTTGCACTGTCAAAAAAATCTATTTTAAAAGTAATTTTGTTTTCCATTTTTCTTATCTTTGTCTAAAACTAAGAATTATGAGTGTTGAATTAGCCGTTATTCTCGTCTTTTTGTTTTGTATAGTGTTTGCCATTTTTATAGGCCGATATATTTGGCACTGCTTAAAAAATGACGACTCGCCTTCGTTTCCCGATGCCATTAAAGAGATGTTTAAATAGACTAGACACCTCCAAACACCTTTGCCAACATTTTAGCCATATTGGTTAATCGTTCGCGTTCTAACCAAACAGCCTGCCCAAATAGTTTTGCCCACGCTTCGTAACTCAAATGCTCGGCATCAATACCAAAGTTTGCCCTTATAAGGGCGCATCCCTTTGCCAATTCGTCTTCCGAATCGTTGTCGCTAATAGAATACGCCCCTACAAGTTTTTTAAGGCACTCCCGGAAAGGGTCATCATATCGTTTAGCTTCGACATCATGCCCATTTTTACAACGGCATCCTCACGCACCAGCTCCGAACCACCAAGCCAACAATTGTCAAACAGAATGTTAGCCGCTTTTACTTCGTCGGTTTTACTAATAGCGTTAACCGCCGACAACGTAGCCATGTCGGGGCGTTTAAAATACCCCACAATATTTTCACCATCTTCAATGGTAATGCTGTACACCTTCCGGTGTTGGTTTTTCCATTGTTGTATTTTCTCATCGGACACAAGGCCGTTTATGGGTTGTTCGTTTTTTTTCATCCTGTTTTTTTATTTTCATGGTAAAGACAAGGCAATGCCTTGTCTCTACCAATTATTAATTTTTAATTCCACTCAATATGACTGACCAGCAACTCAAATTGCGTTTCGTTGCTCATATCACCCTCCGACAAACTCAGCTCATCGCTTTTAAACTGACAGTTGCGCAACTTATGCGTTATAATTTTACCGCCATTAACGGGCAAAAACTGCACTACAATGTTAAACGGTGCTATATCTTGCAAACGACCCGTTACCGAGCCCTCGCGAATTGCCTCCACAGCCGATCGCAAAAGCTTTATGCCGGCACTGGCGGTTATGCGACCATAACCGCGAGCTATGGGACGTTGTCCGGCACCATATATATTCTCCATCTCCTGCTCATCTTTATAGTTGATGGCGCGGATGCCAATCTCAGGAAATCCCGCTATGTTGACAACCAAACTTGCCCATGCCGGTTCTACTCCGTTTATCAGCGGTATTGCTCTTAATCCGTTCATTGCTAATTAATTTTTGTGGTGTAACCAATTTTTACCTTCATTCGACGCATAACGCCTACTTGAACCTGCTTAATAACAAACTCAACCATTGACGATGCCAATACATTTTGTGCCGAATCTACCTCTACCTTGTAGCCACTCAGTTCCCCGGCCGCTTCCATAGCATCCAACTGTCGCCCGGCTTCCATCTCTAAAAACACAACCATATCGCTCGCCAACTCGCCCGTTTCGGCATTTACATACAGCGGACGACTCAAATGGGGGGTCAAATAGGTTCTAATACCTCGCTCGGCTTTATCCATGGTGCGATTAGCCTCAATAAAAGCATAATCGCTCGTGGCTTCGTCTAAGGTATGACTGTCGTTACGGTAACTGCCTCCAATGCCCGGATGCGTCACCAAAAACAAATAACCATCCGTGTCCAACTGCTCTACAACAGCTCTATCAACCGTGCGAACCAATGTTCCATCGGCAAATGCGGGTGTAGTTATTCCACTCGGAAACTTCTGAACCCAGCCAATACTCTCATGCACGCTTGCCAACGAAACCATGCCCAGCAAATTGCCAATCGTGGTTACCGACTGTTTTGGGGTATTGCCAGCATCGGCAAACAGCGCAGATCCTAAACCTTCGCCATCTTGACCAATATCTACACTTACCCTATTCTGACCAATAGCTCTTAATTGTGGCAAGGCGGT